CTCGGTTTCGCCTTCGGCCTTGGCGGCGCCGGTTACGACCAGCGTATTCTCCTGCACCGTCAGATCGAGTTCGTCCTGGGCAAAGCCGGCAACCGCCATCGCAATGCGATAGGCGCCACTTATTTAAGTTCTATATGCCCTTCCCTGCCCCTCTCTTACGAGATCGATTCATTCTTCAGTCTGTCTATTCAGCTAAAATTCCGGCATGTTCGTGCCAGACCCTGGATTAATCGTTCGGGAAGTGCTCAGCCTTCACTCAGAAGTACCGAACCACCCAACTATTGGTGGATTTCCATGAACAACCTATAGAAGTTTCTCAGCCGGTTCAAGACGGCTCCGCTTCCAGGAAGGCATTTTTCGCATGCGCCTGCGGTTCTAGTCGTTAGGTTGTGGTTCACGTCCACATTAGACACCTTAGATGGCTGATGATTGTACAGTTCTCAAGACCTGCCAGGGTCCCTTAACTTTTATAATTCGGCATCCTTGAATTGGGAGGAAGGTCCACAAAGAAGCCTCCATGGCCCACGAACGCGCCTACTAATGTTACTATCTCAAGTTTACCCTCAGAAGCTGCTGGTACTTGTGCCGCTCTCTCCGTACTTAATTTCCAGATACCCCGACACCCTCTTTACAAGGCGCTCACTTCCTACTCTACACTCTACTTCATAACACTTTCGAACCGTTTCATACGTTGTTTCCATGGCAATGTGACAAGCAGCTAACTGCTCCCTAAGCTCACTCCAACCCAACCGAATACAATCGACTCACCTACTAACGAGGGAATAGTTTAATTCTTTACTTGCCTAAACACTAAATGCAACTCCTGCGGACTAAAGGACCCTTGTCACCAAGGTAGGAAATCACGTTCGATTTCTGATCATAGCATGCTAAACTAAACTTACAATTGAGTTGATCCGATTGGACTAATCAACAACTCCGCAATCGCACCTCCTACGATGACTTGCGAAAAAGTTATTGTTGTCCCCACAGTTGCGTTAACAACCAGGTTCATCACAAATGTCGCGGTTCCAGTACCTGCGACAGCGTATCCGGGCACGGCCACATCACCAACAAACGAGCTCAAAAAAGAGCCACCAGCAGCCACAACAGGTGTGGCAGAGCTAGTGTAACTAGTACCTGAGAAATTGTAATTGATGGAATACTTTCCCGGTAACACGAACGTTAGAACATTCGAAGCTACAGTAGCGATGCTAGTTGAACCACTTACCGTGGTTTGCGTGCCTAGCAGCGACGCAGTTGTTGGGGTTGCCCCAGTAATGTGTTGCGATACAACGTTCAAGCTTCCAGTTGGCGAAAGTTGCGGTACGAAGAACTCAACATCGTACTCTAACCACAACTTACCCCATGCCACCGCACTACCATCAACAGTAAAGACGAACAGGTTTCCACCATCATAAGTCTTAATGTCTTGGTTAGCAGCCAAAGGGCCCAACCGAACAAACTTTCTATCTCCAGGTTCCAACATAGATTTCACATCCAAATCCATGCAGAAGGTTTTCACCCACGGCGATTCTTCCACACAACCCAAATACGATGAAGCTATCGTTTCGGTTGCAGGCGCCGCCTCTGAAGCATTGTAATCTGCACACATCAACACTGATCCTCTATCAGTGGTGATGGCTCTTGTGTAATAACACAGTCTCAACCTATGAAACTTGTAAAACTGCCAGCTTTGAGCTTGCGTGCTCAACCAAGGAAAAGTTGCGGCAATTCCAGGATTTAGCGCGAAAGCATTGCTCTGAGTAAATGCTGCAGTACCTGTGACAGTACCAACAAGTTCCTCATGAACAATACGAGTGCCTCTCGCACTCCGACTCAAGAACCTCGGTTCCTTGCTTATCATCTCAGTAGCATAAGCAACAGCAGCAGCAGTCATAGGGGTACTGCGCTTTCCACCAGCACGTAACGCTCTCAATGAAGCATTTCGTTTAGCATTGCGTCCATTTTTCTTACCCAGTTGGACAACTGGTCTAAGCTCACCCTGGCGGAGTGGGCCTATAAAGGCTTGGGTTCTGTTATTCTTTCGAGTCATTTTCCCTCAGAAGGGATAAACCTCCGGAAGGTCAGTCGGATTGTACTCCCAACTGGGTACGTTCCACTCCTCCGGAAGATTCATACAACCTTCTAGACTGAAAGTCCAAACACCAAGCAACGCCTCAACACGGATCTGCTCTTGCACCGTCATGCCAAAAGCGACCTCAAACGAGACCCTAGCACACATGCTAATCGGTTGTGGGTCCACACGCTCAAGCGTGCGGAGACCGAGACCGCGCATCTCGCGGCGGACGCGGCTCATCAACGAGCCGTCAAACGGAAGCTCCAATCCCTTCGATACACCGCAGTTACGCAGAATCGCAAGGGCATACTCCTGTAGCACAGGGACGCCTAGTCCAAGGATAAGTTCACAAAGTCCAATACTATACAAAAGCTTCGCTCGGGCACCAACCTGATTGAAGTACTTAACACCTGTCATAGCACAACTTAGAACCTTCCAAGGATTTCGGACAAACTTGTAATCCCCAGTTCTGAATTCAATACTTTGCGACTGACAAAATACGACATTCTCCATCCTGGAGGCAACGTTCTCCACCTTCATCTCATGTCCAAACTTCAAAAACTCAATTTTGACAGTCTTCAACAAGTGAGGTAGGTCACGCCTCTCAATAATCACAAGGACATCATCCCCATCGTCCAACACATCCCATTTCCTACACCAGGACATGAACGCTACCAACATGATAATCATCAAAAGACAATTACCAAGGGCCGTGTTCATATCACCGCTCATACGTTTACCACTCACCTTATACTTAATTCCACGACTGGAAAAACACTTATTGTCAAGTTGCCAAGACAACAACAGCGCGAAGAATGCATCAAAACAACATTGCAAATAGACTGAATGCTCTACCTTAAGCAACTCACGATCCACATGCTGATCGAACCTTGATGCATCGAGTGAAACGACGACGGGGTCATCGAAACAGGACATCTTCTCAGCGAGCAGCTTTGCTCGCTCCACTTGATTCAAACCCTTAGCGATTGCTCGGCTAGGGGGAACACCGACACCTACTCCCGAGAGCGCATAAAGATGCTCCTCTATCGGTTTCAGAAAACGTGCCAGTTCTACGCAATATCGCGCATTGCGGAACTGTATTGCACGCGGGTCCGGATTGGGTTTTGCCCCGTCCGGTTGAATACGCTCGCTTTTCACAAACATCTTGATGGTTGAATCACTCTTAGATACACCAAAAGACATCACATCATCGGTAGCATTCATGTACCGGGTGCGCTTCGCACCGCCGTATCTCATCGGCATGATGTAATAGTCTTCTGGTGTCACTATAGGAAGTAACGCAGCCACCTTCCGTGCAGCGACCTTTAGAGACGCGAGTCCATCTAAAGTAGGCACGGGCACAACACCACATACTCGATTGTGTATAGCAATCGTCTGATTATGTACGCAGTCATGGTGCACAAAGGGGAGGAACATTTCGTCGGTAACCCACGGAAGCGCGATCCTCACCAAACGCCTCTCGTGTTGACACCCATCATCGGCCGGTACTCTGACAATCTTGCAACCTTTGGCCAAGGATTTAACATCCTTACCGTGGGCGCAGAGTCCTGGCACCGATAATGGGCCCCGTCATACCCCTGGGAGTTCGCCGTCGGGCATCTGTCCCGTACGAGCGAACTTATCAGCTCGGTGAATTCCTCTATTCACGGAGTGCACTGACCAGTGACCGAAAATGCTTTCGTCTCCAACTGTCTGGCTAAGGGCAATTGCAACCCCGCGCACTTGGTGACTAACTCGCACAACGTTACTCCAGTTCTTGCGATTCTGGAGCATCCACTGCCATGCCTTCTTCCCCAGTTCCGTAGCACGTCTTGCATCTCTAGGTGCGAACATCGAACCACCCATGAGGTGCGCCACAAGCTCCGGATCCACCCCGGCCTCAGCACACTCAGCATGGATGATCTTCTCGATGTCAGGGATTTGGTGATGTCCTTGCTCGAACGTCATCTTCAAATACAACCTGCGAATCGCCCAGATCAACAAGAGAACGGCAACGACAACCCTTCCCCGCCTAGTCAACACTAGGACTTTAACCGCTCTCACCGTTGCAGATGGTCTTGTGAGACCCGCCACCGCAGACACAACTGCGGCTCCCAACGGAAGCGCCCATTTCAACGAAGCAGCTGGGTAAAAGCTGTCCTGTACGCGAACAGGAACGGTACCAGACTTCTCAACAGTCTCCCAATCAATCTCTCTCGGGGGATCTGCCGGCGTCTTCACCGCGATCGTTGTCACCGGGTTTTCGGTGATTTGTTTCTCCTGGCCTACGCTTGCAACAGCTACAGGTACAGGTTCCACCACGGTTGGGATTCTTGTGTTGCCCACTGCAACAACCTCCTCAACCTGGTGAGCCGGAGGGGAAACATGGTCTCCATCCTCGTTTACATCGATGAGTTCAACTTCCGGAAGCTCCTCAAAGAGGGGCTCGGAGGGATCAACGTCATCCTCCTTCTCCTCCTCTCCGAAACTTCCAAAACTCACTTCAGATCCGGCTTGTCCAAAACCAATCGGTACTCTAACCGACGGCTCCGGTTCGAAATCGCCAAATCTCAAACCCGGAATGGACACCGCACCGAATCCTGGTGGGAATCTCACCGACGCCAACTCAGATGGTGTTCGAACAAGTTCAGCAACTTGGTCTACTGACCCTCCTCCATGCGCAACGACTTGCGCAAGGGCTACTCGACGGTCACGCCTGGCAGCGCGACGTCGAGCACCCTTCGACGGCTTGGGAACAAATGTTTGTG